GTGCAATACTTTTATGAACCAAAATAATTAGAAATATGAAAAGAAGACTGGATTATTAACATAGATTAAAATTATGAATAAAAAACAATTAGTAGAAATATGGTATGAAGTAACAAACTTAAAAATACAATTACGTAAGAAACGTTTTTGGTTTTTAAGAGGCGGAATGTTAAGAGTAATATATTTAAAAATTACTGCTGAAGTTCTGTATGAAATTTGCCACGCTATGGATAGGGCAGAAAATAGACGATGCTAAACCCAATCAAAGATAAAAATAGTGTTTTATATGTAGTACAAAAATGCTATTATATAAGAAATGAATGTCATAAAGAGTTATTGACAATTTATATTAGGGAATGGAATAGCAAATTAAATTAAAACATGCTTAGCACTACAGACTATATTGAATTTTGTTTCGACCAAGCTATTCTTTACAAAGCAGGAGTTGAAGATGGTTCAATCAAAACAAATGAGTATATTAAAGAACTTGTTAAACTACACGTAAATAGTTTAGAAGACCCTTTATATTATTATGATAGAGACAAAGTTGTCAAAGTATTTGCATTCTTCTCATTTCTTTTTATAAATCATAATGATAAGTATGTTCAATTTCCAATGCTCCCCTGGCAAGCTTTTGCTATTGTTAATTTATTTGGGATGTATGTTAGAGAAACATGTAAAAGAAAATACAAAACATTCCTTTTATGGATTGCAAGAAAAAATGGAAAGTCCAGCTTCGCTGCAGCTTTGGGCCTATTCGGTATGATGTGTGATGGGGTTAAAGCGGCTCAGTCATTAATAATTGCAAATTCAAGAGAACAAGCCAACATTTGTTTATTGTATTTACAAGATATGGTAATACAAAGTCCTGCATTAGCCAAAAGATTATACCCTCAACGTAATAGAATTATATTTAGAGACCATAAGAATGTTAGTTATGCTAAATCCTTATGTGCTCAAAGTTCTAAACTTGATGGATATAACCCAAACCTATCAATACTTGACGAAGCAGCAGAAATGAACAATGCAGATTTGTATAATGTTATAAGGTCAGGTACATTATCAAGGGAAAATCCTATGACTTGTATTATAAGTACAGCAGGTTTTAGTATGGATAGTTTCTTTTATGACTATATAGAGGTTGCTAAATCTATTTTATCAGGAAAAATAGAAGACACTACATTATTCCCAATGCTTTTTGCACTTGATGAAAAAGATGAAATAGTAGATACAAGCAATTGGATTAAATCAAATCCAAGCTTAGGAGAACTTGTAGAATTAGAATCTTTAAAATTAGAATTTCAAGCAGCAAGAAATAGCTCATCAACAATGGCAAGTTTTTTAACAAAGAACCTTGATATCTTTACATCATCAATATCTGATTGGATTCCTACTAACATATTATCAAAATGTATAGTAGAAGTAGATGAAGAAGCACTCATCGGAAAATCCTGTGTGGTTGGAATTGACTTATCATCAACCACAGACCTCACATCTATAGTATTATTGTTCCATGAGAATGATAGATTTCAAGTTATACCTTATTATTTTTCTTCTAATATAGCAAGAGATGTAAGAGGTGGTGGATACTCAATAAGAAAATGGGAAGAGCAAGGCCACATTACAAGTTCAAATAAAGATACTATCGATTACGATTTATTATATGACAAGATATGTCAACTATCTGAAAAATTCGATATTCAACTTCTAAACTATGACAAATGGAATAGTGCCCTTCTCATTCCTAAACTAAGAGAGCATGGAATATATTGCAAGTCTTTTACTCAAAATTTTCCTTCATTTAATGTACCAATGAAATATTTAGAAAAAATAATATATGATAAACAAATAGATTTAGGGTTAAATCCTGTTCTTGCTTGGAATTTTAGAAATGCAGTTATAGAATTTGATGGTAATGAAAATATGAAAGCTAATAAAAACAAATCAAAAGACCAAATAGATGGATTAGTAGCTCTTGCAATGTCTATTGGAGGATATGTTGAATTGTATAGTTATTCATATGATACAATAGATAAAAAAGAATAGATAATAAATAGATAAATAAAAAAATAATGCATTCCTTATGGCAAGTATAATTCAAAGACTTTTTGGGATTAAAGAAGATAACGTTTATGTCACAACAGAGAAAAACTTTATCGACAACATCCAACCACAAATGCTTTCTACAAATCAATTCAATGATAAGAATGCTACAAGCATTTCTACAGTATATACATGTATTAAGATTTTAGGTGATACTTTATCCCGTTTACCACTTAATATATACCAAGAAACTGATGGAATAGGCAAAGTAGTATTAAAAGAAGACTATAGATACCCTATTTTACACTATCAAGCTAATGGTTTTACAACTGCACAAACATTTATAAGCACTTTAGAGTGGCATCGTAACCTAAAAGGCAATGCTTTTGCTAAGATTATACGTAATCCTGATACAGCAAGAGTAGAAATGCTTCAAATTGTACCACCAAGTTTAGTAACAGGCTATGCTTTAGTTGATAATAAGTTGTATTATACTATAGAATATGAAGATGAAAAAGGAAAACCTATTAAAGAAGTTGTTCCTGGAACAGACATGCTTCATTTTAAATCAATTTCTTCTAATGGAGTTATGGGAGTCTCACCTATAACCGCTTTAAGAAAAAATCTTTCTATCAACTACAAAGGAATGTCTACAATAGATAATTTCTATACAAACAATTCAATAACTCCAAAAGCTTTAAAGTCAAGCATCCCGGATGCGGCTTTTCGACAAAAAACAAAAGAAGCGATAGCAGATTTTAAAGAAAACTATGCTGGACCTCAAAATGCAGGTCATATGTTGATACTTCCAGAGTATACTGAGATACAAGACCTTACAATGTCTTTAGCTGATTCACAATTTATAGAAACAATTAAGTTTAATGTGTTACAAATTGCAGCATTGTATGGAATTCCACCTCATATGGTAGGAGAAATAACTGCCAGTAAATTTAATAACGTGCAACAAATGACTTTAGGATTTAAAGTAGAAACTTTAGATTCTATTGCTCGTATATACAGGACTGAGTTTGAGTCTAAGCTTTTGTCTATGGATGAAAAAATGGCAGGTAAATCTATAGAATTTAACTTTATGAAATATCTTGAAGTTGACCCAGAGTCCAGAGTAAAATCTTATAAAGATATGTTTAGTGTCGGTGCGATAACTTCTAATGAAATAAGAATACAAGAAGGTAAACCTGTGGTTCCTAATGGAGATGTTACTTACGTTCCAAGTAATTATCAAAGTGTAGAGAAAAAAGTAGAACCTAAAGTAGAAACAAAACCAGATAAAATAGATATATAATAAAATCAACCTAAAAATCCATTGGATTAATTAGGGTATCCCTCATTTCTAATCATTTAAGGGTATGCAAGGAACAAGAAAATAGTTTTTTAGTTGATACGTAAAAATAAGAACAAATATGAAAAAGGAAATTTTTGAACAATCAATTACTTTTGAACAAACAATTGATGAAGATGGTAATAAGAAACTTGCTGGATATGCAGTTAAATATGACACCTTAACCTCTTCACCAAGAACAGGACCAGGAGGAAAGTTATTCTATCATAAATTCATTACAGGTTCTTTTGATGAAACATTGAAAAATAACACAAAGGTGGCTTTAATCTTTGGACATGACCATAACAAGGTTATGGCGTCCACTGAAAATGAAACACTTAGGATTACTTCTGATGATGTAGGTATTAAATTCGATGCTGACTTAGCAAATGTTAGTTATGCAAACGATGCACATACTTTAATTGAAAGAGGGGATATCTCACAAATGTCGTTTGGTGTTGCACCAGGAGAATATGAACTATTTGAAGAAGGTGATAAGAATGTATTAACACATACAAATGTTAAAAATCTGTATGAATTGTCAGTTGTCTTATTTCCAGCATTTGCTGAAACTGAAGTTGAAGCAATGGAAGAAGAAATTGAAAAAGAAGTTATTGTAGAAGAAGAAATTCCAAAAACATATGATTCTAAACTTTACAAAATGAAAACGGAAACGTTAAAACTAAAAAAACAATAAAATAATGTTAACAATCAATCAATTAAAAGAAAAAAGAGCAGAATTGTATGAAGCAATGAAAGCTCTTACTGACAACTTAGAAATGTCAGAAGAACAAGTAACCGAATGGGATGCTAAAAAAGTTGAAGTTGAAACTTATGATAGAGATATCGCAAGAGCAGAAGCTCAAGAAGAAATCAATATTAAATTAGCAGGTCTTCCAATGGTTAATAAAAATGATGGTGAATCTTTAGACCAAGACCAATCTTATGCACAAGCTTTTAATCAGTTTATAACTGGTAAAGGTGTAACTGCTGATTTTGAAGCCAGAGATGGTGGACTTATCGTTCCTAATTTCCTTTATGCAGACCCTGTTTTATCAAGTACTGCAACCGGTATTAGAAATAAGATTACCGACCAAACTCTTAGAATTAGAGACCCACAAGCCAAAAGATGGTTAAGTGAATTAGGAGTAACTATTTATGAAGGTGTCAACGGAACATTCGACCTTCCTTCAATGCCAGTATATAGTGCAGGCTTTGTAGGTGAAGCTGCTGATGTATCAACCGCTGACTTAACTCTAACAACTCTTACATTAACACCAAGAGGTGTAGGTCATCACAACTCATTCACCCAAGCATATGATGCTTTAACCAATCCAACATTTGCAAGCCAGATGATTCAACAATTAGTTGATGGAACTTGGGATGCAATAGCCAAGGATTTATTTGCTGCAAATGGTGGAAAAGCTGACTTACTTGCTGCAGGTAGAGGTGGAACAGCAACTGCTGGTGCATTAGCTTATGCAGACATGGTAAGAATGGATGCATCAGTTATTGGTTATAGAGGTAACCAAGGTTTTGTAGCTCCAAGATTAATGAAAGCTTATTTACAACAAAAAGATGTTGCAAGTGCAGGCATTAAATTTGCATGGGAAAATGATTCAATAGCTGCAATTCCTGCAACTGTAGGAGATGTATTACCAGCTAACACAGTATGGTTCTCAGCAAACTGGGCAGACGCTGCAGTTTCTCTTTTCGGAGAAGGACTAAGCATGTTAATTGACCCATATTCTGCTTCAAATAGTCATCAGACTAAAGTAGTTATTAGAGGATTAGCTGATACTGGAGTTGGACTACCAGCTTCATTCGTTTATTATGACGATGCAAGTGCAGGATTAACACAATAAGATAATTCGTTTAAATTCTAAAAGGGGAGGGGTAAATATCTCTTCCCTTTTTTTAAAATAAATAAACATAATGGCAAATATATTATACGATAAATGGTTTGAATATACCTATATGGGTGATGGTGGAAGTACAAACTTTTATGAGACTGACCCAAGCATTGCATTAGGTGATGCATACCCAATAAATTTTACT